ATCTTATTACATCACCAACACTATAAGTATTGTGATATGTCCCAGTGCTTGGAATTTGAGTCGAATCATTACTAGTTTTGCCATTTTGAACATATGAGTATGATGTAGATCCACCACCAACAACTGAAGTTAAATCAACATCATTAGTTGATATTCCGACAGATCCTCCAGCATTGTGATTGGTACCCATGTCGTGGTAGTAACACTCCCAATAAAATTTACCAGTTTTCGGCAGCCCAATTGTGCTTAAAGTTTGTGCGTTGGTCGTGCCAGTAACACATTTAAGATTACCATCGCTCACAGTTACTGTAGTTGGTAATAAAACATTGATTACTGCGAATGTATTTGTTGGCGATGTACTTACGAAATCGTGTGCTGCTATAGCCATAATTAGTTATTAATTTTTAGTCCAATGATTACTATTAGATGATTCATCTCTTATCTGATTAGCTACACCACCAATTGTTTCTATGCCGTTTTCAAATGTTAATCTAAATCCGTTCGTGCCGTATGTTAATCCACTAGGATTTTTCGGTACCCACACACCGTTTTTTGTTTCGCCAAATGACGTTGGAGTTAACGCCTGACCGTCTATAAAATTAATTTCAGCCATGTATCCGTTAAAATTTAACGTTGTAGCAGCAGCATATTTCCCTAAATAAATTGTACTATTTAATGCTGGAGTTGTTACTGAACTCAAAACAGAGTTAGAATTAACATACAAAGTTGAAGATCCAGTATTACTACTCCAAACTATATGATAATATCCGCTCAAATCTCTGTACGCCTGTGTGGTGTAAGTCAAAGCTGGCTGATTATAAAAATACAAACTGTTTGGTGAGTTAGACGAATTTGCGGTTGGTGAAGCGAATGCAAGACCAGTATATAGACCACTCCCCTTATTCCAAGACATTACATATTTATTTTCATCCAATGAGCTTAATTTGACCCACAGCGACAACGTAAAAGTAGACCCTGACCCTAAACTGCTTTTACTCAAATAACTACTACCATCAAACCGTAAACTCTGACCAATAGGAAAATCATAAAAATCAGTGTCACCAGAAGTAGGTTTTGCTGTGCCTTGGATGATACTCATTATGCTAATACTGATGAGGCAGTGACAAGAACATTAGTCTGATCTATAACCAAGTATGACAACCAGTATTTACCTGCTGTTGTGCTCAAGGCATTAAAATTTGCTGTAGTCATTAAAATATTTGATGCTTTGCTTATTGTTTTTGCTGCACCACCTGAAACATTATCTAAATAGATATTGCCAGACTGCCCAACCATTGCTGCTGTCAATGTTGGGAAATTTAATGTTGGATCAGAACTAGTATTTATTAAAGTTAATGAAAAATTGTTGGTGACTGTCAGATCAAAAGTAACAGATACCGCTGGAGTCACTACTGTAATAGTCCCTCTATTAGCACCAGTAAATGTCTGATCATCAGCTAACGCAGCAGCATTATCAGCTTTTGTCCCTTGTGTTGATGTTGCATATGCTGTTGCGGCAGTAGTTGCTGCTGTTCCTAGCCCAAGTGTATTACGTTGTGCTGCAGCATCAGCATCATCTAGCAATGCTCTTCCTGCTGCAGTTAAATCAGAAACTGCGTAAGTATCTGATCCGGTAGTATAAATCATTTTATCTGCTGCAGTAGTTAACACACTAATAGAGGTTAGTCCTGCATCAACATCTTGTTTTGCAGTATCTTTTGCCAGTGCTATCCAAGCACCTCCATGAGCATAATACATCATACCTTCACTATCAGCATGGGCTACTCTTCCATGATGACTACTTGCTGCAGGTAAAGCAGATACAGCACTATAATACGGAGGCGCTATTTTTTCATCATTTATAGCTGCATCAGAAGCTACACTAGCATTTACTACTGCATTTGAAGCTAACTTATCAGCAGTTACTGCATCGTCAGCTAAATCAGCTTCTACAATAATACCATCTGTAATATCTGCTGAAGTTAAAGGTGAAGCTGCTGGGGTTTTTCCTATGTAAGCCATTACGTAGACTCCAATACTGATACAATTACATCTGCTGAAGATGCTGTATTTGAGGTAATAGTTAGTTTATCTCCAGTTTCTAGCACTACTTTCTGATCTCCTCCAATTAGTACAAGAGAAGATCCTGTACCTATAGGTGCTTCTTTAACTATAAAGGGAGTAACAGACGCACTAGAATCTGTAATAGTTGCATCTACTGTAATAGAAGAACTATGCCTGTTAGCTACTGTAGCACCAATGACAGTAGCAGTTACTCCACTTCCAGCAGTATATACGTCTACTGCTGACGTACCCACTGAAGCACTTACTGCGTTTTTAAATACATTAGCCATATAAATTATCCTAAAGCAATTGCAAAAGATACTGCTTCATCTGTAGTTCCTAAATTAGTTCTAGCTGTGGCAGCATTAGTTAAGTCACTTAAATTATTTGTTTTATCTAAAATATTAGTTAGTCCTGTTGCTCCTTGTTCCCAAGAAGACCCATTATAGACTTTTAACTTACTGACTGCAGTATCAAAAACTAAATCTCCTACATCTAAAGAAGAAGTAGGTTCTCCACTTTGTATTCTATATCTAGTAGCAAAAGTATTTACGTTGGTAATATTAGTAGCTACTGTTGCTACATTTGCAGCATTGGCAATTGTATTCCAAGCAGTATTTCCTAAGTCATACACTCTCAAAGAATTTAGAGTAGTATCCCAGTACAAAGCACCGTCTAGCAAAGTATTACCGTCATTGTCTACTGAAGGAGCAGAAGACTTACTTCCTAAGTATCTGTCATCAAAACTGTCTAAGGCAGTTTCTGCAGCAGTTTTAGCAGTTTCTGCAGCAGTTTTAGCCGCTACTGCTGAAGCAGCTTCTGCTTGAGTATTAATAACAGCAGTTGAAGCAGTTGAAGCTGAAGCTGCAGCATTAGTTTCAGAAGCAGCAGCAGCAACAGCAGAGGCAGCAGCATTAGTTTCAGAAGTAGAAGCAGCTTGTGCTGAAGCTGCAGCAGCAGTAGCAGAGGCAGCAGCATTTGCTGCAGTAGCAACCTGCCCGTCTACATATGTTTTATTGGTTAGATCATTTCCTGTAGAAGGAACAGTAGAGGAAGTAATCTTATTTGTACCCATATCTATGGCTGATGCCATAGTCTGAGCATTTGTGTCAGTCTTACTTAGAAAATTTGTATCTACATAAGTTTTTGTGGTGGCATGTAAAGTAGAAGTAGGAGCGCCACTCAGAGTTAAATCACCTGTTAAAGTACCACCAGCAAGCGGAAGTTTAGCTGCTATAGAATTAGTAATTGTTGTAGAAAAATTAGCATCATCTCCTATAGCAGAAGCTAACTCATTTAGAGTGTTTAATGCTCCTGGCGCACTGTCTACTAGTCCTGAGACTTGATCATCTACATATTTTTTAGTGGCAGCATCTTGATTTGCAGTAGGATCTGTTACGTTAGTAATTTTAGTAGAGGTAACATCTAATGTGCCATTAATAGTCACATTGTTAAAAGTAGAAGTTCCAGTAGTAGAAGTAACATTTCCGGTAACATTTCCAGTTAATGGGCCTGACAAAGTTTTACCTGACCCAGAAGCATCTACAGATCCGGTTAAATCCCCTATAAAAGAATTACTCGCAGTAATATCTGTACCACCTATGGTAGTAGCTGTAATTGCTGCTGCTGTAGTTGCTCCTAGTATCGTTCCGTCTATATTTCCGCCATTAATGTCTACATTGGAAAACGTAGCAGTTCCAGAAATCTGACTTATAGCAGCAGTCTCCATTAGTCCAGTAAAAGTAGAAGTTTCATCTACTGTCAGAATATCTACTTTTGCTGTACCGTCTAAATGAAGATCTTTAAACTCTAGAGTAGAAGATCCTATGTCTACAGTATTATCTGCAGAAGGAAGAAGCTGTGTTCCATTATTTGATAAAGCGAATACTTCTTGCCAAGTTGCTGCTCCAGTAGAAGCATCTACACAAATAAATACTTTATCTGTAGATACATTTATCCAAATAGAACCTACATTGTAGCCTTGGTTAACCAAGTCATTGTTTACACCTGGGTTACCAGTAGCTGTAGTATTGTTTAGCCCTGCTACTCCTCCATTTGCTGAAGGAAGAAAACCAGAAATAGAAGTAGTTAGATTTATAAGTGGGCCTTCTCCTGTTGTACTCCCATTATGGCTATGCCCTGTAGTTTTATTAAATACTTCTACTAATTTATTGAACTCACTATTCAAGGGACTAGAAGTAATATTAGCACCAGGAATAATCGTTGCGGCAGACTGTCTTATATATCCAGCCATTTTTACTTACCTTTTATTTTTGTATTCATTATTTTTATTATCTTCTTCCTGCTACAGAAAATTCAAACACCATTCCTTGTATGGAATAAGGATCAAATGATCCTAGCGTAACAAAAGTAAGCTGTATAGCATAGCCACTTCCTTGTATGGAAGTAGTAATAATTGGTTTGTCTGTACCACCATAAACAACATTTGTTACTCCGTAATCCACACCTAATGCTCCGTATTTTACTGGAGCACCAGCAGAATCTTGAGAATATGCTGCTGGATTTGTAACCCTAGGATCATCCCAGTCATAGGTAAGTCCCATTTGCATTGTCAATGGGCCTTCTGCTCTGACAAAAGCATTTACTTTTCTAAAGACTTTTCTAGTCTCTGTATCTCCTAAGTCAAAATAAGGAGTAGAATATACAGATAAAATATCCACACCATTAAATGTTTTACCTGACTCTTGTTGATAAACTTTACCGTCATAATCTCCATGTACTACTAATTCTTGAGTAATATTTAAATTACTTGAAGTAGTAGTTTTGATGTACGCAGAGTCACAACACGATGCTCTAATACCTAGTAAAGTACCAAACTCCCAACCTAGTTTCTGATCTGCAGATCTTAGCCCTCCAATAATTCCAAAAGAAGAAGGTACAGTAGTAGTGTCATCTCCAATAAAGAATCTTACTTGAGATTTAGATCTGATAACTACTGCATTTAAAGTAGTTAAGTCAAATGTAACCGATAAATCTCCTAAGACCTGTTGAATATTTTTAGATATAGTTTCTATTTCTACATCACCAATTCTACTTGTTCCAGCTACAGGTCTAAATCCGTCTGGAGAAAGAAATACTAAATCTCCTCCAATTTCTACTACACTGTCTCTAGCTACACATCCTACATTTGCAGTCACATTATCAATTACAAATCCTGCAGTAACATCTGGTGTAGCTTTTTTAATGGCGTTATCACCAAAAATAAATAAATTTGTACGGAACGGTTTAAATTGAACTACATCAAAACCTACTATTAACTGTCCTGCTGTACTTCCTCCAGTAGCTTCAAATCGAAAAGGATCTTCTGCATGAGAATATGCTACTACTGCCGAATCTGTTCTGTCACCAGATAAAAACAAATGACTCTCAAAATTATCTACTAAAGCAGGTTTATCTAGACAATTAGGCCCACCTGGACTACTAGTACCTCCAGTATTAGCTTTTAGTATTACTTCCCAACTTGTCCCGTCAAAAACTATAGCTGGGTTAACTCCGTCTACAAAAACTATTTTGTTGTCATCTCCAAAATTAAATTTAGTAAATCTTACTTTAGTTACTGTAGTAGTTCCGTCTGTAGTTAGTCTGGTTAGAGGAGTACCAGAAGAAGCATTATGCCCTGCACCAACTCTTGTAGTAGTTAAAGAAATTTTGTGCCAAGCAGAATTACTACCTATTCTAGATCTATAAAAACTATAAGTGTCTGTTGTAGGATCTTTTCTAGCAGCAATAATAACATTCGATGCTAAAACAGGATCATCATATAAAGCTGTGCAGAGTACTGGGCCTCTTGCTGCTGTTGATGCATCTTTTACTTCTGAATAATTGTTCGATGCACTAGTACCAGCATTATATTCAGCAAATCCTTCTATTCTTCTGTATCCACCAAAAAGACTTACTTCGTAATTTACTAATCTAGTTGCAGCACCTGGGTTATTATCAGATAAATCCAGATGATTTTCGTTGGAGTTTAACCCTCCGTTACAAATTACTTTGTATGACTGTATTTGATCTGGCATTTCATAAATAATTAGAAACAGTTACACCAAATCTCTTAGAAGACATTACTCTAGTGTCTATAAGATGATCATACTTATTAATAAGAATCGTCTGCATATTCTTGATGCCCTGCTGAAAAACACTTAAAGCTAGTCCTGCTGCTTCACTGTTATCTCTAAACATATACATATAGTACAAAGCACCTTCTACAATTGTAGGATCATATTGAGAAGGTATTCTTGTCACAGCATTAGCACCGTCAGATGTGTCATTTACTAAATCATCAGATACTAAAAAATATCTAAAATTTACTGTATAGGCTTTATCTGGAGAAGGAGTTACGCCAAAGCCTGTACCATGTTTAGCAAATACAAATTGAGGTATGCCTACCCCAGCACTTTCAGCAGTAGAGTCTACATCTCTGTATCTACTGTAGTACTCATCTCTCCCAATAAAACGTAGAGTAGAAAAAGAATTTCCTAGACTACTATTTTTTTGTAATTGAAAACTGTTCCAGTCTGGAACTTTTAGATTTGTGGGCCAAGTGTATTCTTCTTGACCTATAGTTAGAACTTGATCTGCATTTGTAGCGTTAAAAGGCCATTCAAATTCTGCTTGATTAATTTGTCTAATAGAATTTTGTACAGAGTCTTTGGCTAACGCTTGTACACCTAAGACTGTAGTAAAAGCAGCTTCTGCAATTTCTACCTCATTTAATCTTCTAAGTAATTGATTTGTAAGATGTAAAAAAGTAGATCCAGACATTGCTCTTATACTTTAAATTGTAATTCAGTTTAGTTTAACTGGCAGTAGTAAAGCCCGTCCAGATCTAGAGGGAGTAGACTAGGACGGGGCGAGTACTGAAATGCCCTACCAGAAAAAGACATTCCAGCACATTTACATTAAGAGGACAGATTATAGTGAGCAGTAAAAATAGCTTCTGGGCGTAGTACTTTACGTCCGTATAGCTGCATACCCCTAACTGTATCTGAGAAAGTATCATGTGACCGATAACTTTCTGTTTTAGCTAGTTGTTGTGCTGTACTTACTGCAGACATATGACCTGCTACAACTACTCCAAAGTTGGTCTGAGAACCTGCTGAAGCAGTTGCTGGGCCAGTTCCTCTAAAAGGCAAGTTATTGGACTTATAAATTTTAAATCCTCTGACTAGACCTTCTCCTATTCGACCATTTCTAATTTCAGATCCACCACCAAAGTCACGGTCTACGAACTTTGAAGATTCGTCCATTAGAATTTCATAGAATACTGGGTCAGCAACAAACCAACGGTCTGCTGTATCTACATTAGCAGCATCCATTAAACGTCCAAAACGATTTAGAAGTTCTAGAGGAGAAGTAATTGCGGCACTCCCCCCGTCTGCTTTAACTGGAATAGATGTCAAAGCATCTACTGTAGCTGAAGCAGTGGTACTTCCTGCAGTTCCACCAAAAGTAGTAATGCTCAGTCTGTTAGCAGCTAGTAGTTCTGTATCTCCAGCAGAAGAATTAGCTTTTGTACCTGGAATATCACCGGATACTCTAATAATCCAACGTGAATTAGTAGCATCGTACTTATACCCAGACAAATACCCCATAACCTCTGAATCAAAAGCATCTCGCAACTTATAAGCTGCACGGTCTGTTGCTAGATCCATAAAATTGACATGGGAATGAGCTACTTCAATGTCATCAATTTTGAACATGTAGTAGTTCGCTTGGTCAATTGTCATGGTGAAATCCAAATCTGTTAGAAGAGTTGGACTTAGCGTAGTACCTCTCTCATAAGTTGAAATGGTAATGTCTGGTTCTTTGATGATACGGACACTGTCACCATAATTAGCGATTTCACCCATATAATCGGTATTGGTAATATCTTCACATACGGAAGATTTACGAAATTCTTTCTGTACTTTCTGTGAGTAAATTACTGGTGAAAAATTACCAGAATTTAAATTGGTGTACCCACTTGCTTTTGCAAATGCCATATA